GCTATAATTACAAGTCCAACTGGATTCATGCTCATAACAGCATTGAATGCGCCTTGAGCTGCTGTCCATGCATTTGTAGCCAGTGAAGCCGCCCTAGACGCTATTTCCGCCCCTTTTGTAAATGCCGTATAAATTATGATAGCCGCCGCAACCCCTAATATGATAGGTTCTATAATTGACCAATGATCTGCCACGAATCCAGCTACAGATCCCACTAAATCAAAGATATTCAGCACCATATTTGCCGTCGTTGCCATAGCTTCGATCGCTCCATCAACAAATCCCTGGAACGCATCGCTGTTCGCCATCCCATTTAATCTTTGAAGAACCGGCTGGAAAGCCATAACTGCTGTATTCTGCATCGACTGCCAGATCTGTCCCCAGGTCATCGGCATCTCATCAAACTTACCATTGATATCATCCGCGGCTGCAAAAATCGCCGCTTTTACAACATCAGCAGAAAGTTCTCCATCTGCCGCCATTTCTCTGATCTGTCCGATTGGAACATCCAGATAATCTGCAATGTTCTGGATCAGGTTCGGCGCCTGCTCAAAAATACTGTTTAACTCATCACCGCGGAGTACGCCGGAACCAAGAGCCTGTGATAACTGTAACTCTGCATTTGCGGCTTCCTGTGTGGATGCACCGGCGATCGCCATCTGTTTTTGAACCAGATCTGCGAATGCAACAACCTCTTCCGAGTTGCCAAATGCATCCCTCGCATTATTGCCGAATCTTGCAACAACCGATGCCATGCTATCTAGCGATCCACGCGCATCCTGTGCCGCAGCATATACCATATTGACAAGGCCTGACGTCTCATTTGCAGTTCCGTTTATCTCATTAAAGGAATTATTCATCAGATCCAGTCTTGAGGTTGTCTGCGTCAATTCATCGGACATGTTGAGAATTTTTCCCACGCTTTGGATACCCACATATGCACCAACCACGCGTTTAATCATTCCCATCAGCCCCTCTGCGCCGGATACCCCCTCCTGAATCTCCTGATTGAATCTTCCCTGCTCATCCGTATTATCCCGGATATACCGCTCTGTATTACCCACTGTCTGCGATAACTGAAGATATGCTGCATTTGCACCGGACACATCCATGTTCTGCATGGCGGTACTAAGATTATTCTGCTCCTGAATCGCCCGGTCTAATTGCGATCTCAACTGTTCCAACTGGGAGTTTGCTGTATCTGTTCCCATATTGACCGGATTGCTTTCGATCTGCTGTATCCGTTCCCGGATCGAATCGATTCTGACAGCCATGGAATTAAGATCCTGAAACGTCTCCGGCGGAAAGATCGTTGTACTGTATGCCTGACTTGCAATATCATTCTGCGTACTGCTCAACTGCTCTAACATGCTATTGGCACTCTGTACTTCCTGCTCAAACCGATCTATTCCGGTTCCTGTAAACACATCCAGACTGTCCGTTTCCCAATGCACAGGAATCTCGACCGGCTCTGTTGGCACATTGGGCTGCGTTCCCGGCAGGACCGGTTGAGAACTTCCCGCAAGCGGATCTATGACAGGAGCCGGCTGTTGTGCCGCACCATTCAACGCAATTAAGGATGCTGTTGCTTCATCGATTGCCTCTCGCGCTCCCTCCAGACTGCTCGTATCAATATCCATCGACATTGCCTGCTGCATATCATACATCTGTGCTGTTGCAAGATTGACTGCATCCATAATGCCATATAAAACACTGGTAAACTGGTCATTAAGCTCTATCGCTGTCTGAATAGCTGCCATGCATCACGCCTCCTTCCTAATGAATCTTGCTCTTTAATTCCCGCTCTTTTTTCTTATCATTCTCGATCTTGATTTTTATTGCGGCAATCACAAATGCTTTTTCCTGCTCATCCATATTCAAAAATACAGATGGCAGGATATGTAATTTCAGAAGGGCATAGTAAGCAAAGTTTGCTTCACCATCCCCTCCTTCAATCAGTTTTTTGCTTCATCCACCTTGACATCAAAACTGTCTGTAAATCCCTGGAACTTCTGCATCCACACTTCAAACATCTGAAATTCACCAGCGCCATCCACCATTGCATATAATAAATCTTCCGGTGTTTTCACACCGTAGGAATCCTGTAATTCTTCATCGTACAGATCAGGATACACGGTTGCTGCTGTCATCATCTTTGACAGGTATTTTTCTGTATTCAGCCTTGGGCGGTACATATTCGGTTTTCCAGTTACCGGGACCTCTACAGTACATGCATTGCGCAGTTCCTCATTCTCGCGTGATGTGATCTGGCGAAATTCCCAAAGAAGCGGCTTCCCGTCTGTATCTGTAAGACTCGCTGTTGGAGCATACTTCTGATTTGCTTTTACCTTTTTGTTTGCTTTCATAAATCTGCTGAACTCTGACATATCTTTCTCTCCTTTTTATTTAAAAATCCCCTCCCGCTGATACAGGAAGGGAACATCATTAATTTGTTTTAAAACCTTTTAACTCTTTGAATTTCTCCGGCATATCCCAGCTCTCAAAGGTTCCTGAAATATCTTCATCCAGAATTTCTTCGCCCGCCTGGAACTTTGCAAGAATAAATGAGTCACAGAGACATCCCCTGTGAATAATTGTCTGTCTGCCTGCACTGCTTGATGGATCCTCATTGCTCACCTGGATTTCAAAATAAGGCAGGTTTCCTGTTTTCTGATACTGGTTTGCCATTGTGCGGAGCACTGACTGATTATAATGTGCAGTTCCCTTCCAGGTACCCTTTCCACCGGCAGCCTTGTGTCCCATACCGACTTTACCCAAAATCTTGACATCGCTAATCGTAACATCCCATTTGCTTTCAAACTCTGTCAGATTCATAAAATTGTACCGTCTTTTACCAATCGTAATAAAACACTCCGCAAGGCTTCCATAGACGGCATCGCCCTCATCCATAATAGCTGTATTTCCCATCTTTCTTCACTCCTTCCTACGCTACCGTAACAGTCATATAGAGCTTACTCATCGCATTAACAACTGTCACCTGATCTGTGATCACTACCGACTTTTTCGATTCTCCCTGTGCGATCGTAATATCATCTTCGCTGAAGTTCTCGATCGCCCTGATTTTTTCAAGTTCCCTATGATGTGCCACGATGTCAGACCAGAGAGACGTTCTTCCTGCCGCATCATTCGATATGGTACCGAGATATTTCGTACTGAATAATACGGCGATATCATTACCGATCTGATCGATCACGCGGACCGTCTGATTGTCTTTGAAAAGTTCTCCCTGCGTATCTGTCACGCTTACCATGGAGTTGATGTCGTCCAGAACGCGGATATCTGAATTTACCCTGTGCAAGACAAATTCTCCATTTTTGATAGACTCTCTTAACTGATTCTGTGTATACGATGTATCTACTGTAAAGGAACCGTCGTAAACTTTGTTCTGACAGGATTTATTTACAGCACATCCGCATTCTGCACCGGTAACCCAGTATACAAGACTTGCTTCACTCCATCCCGCATCTGTGGTCTTATTTTTTACATTGATAACACCCATGTGATCTGCGGAAATATTGTAGAGTACCACCTGAAATTTAATTCCAAGTTCATCGCGCAGCCGTTTGTTAAATGCAACGTATAACTTTTTCGTTGTCTCATCCGTTACCGCAACACCCATGGTGTTATAAGAATAAGATTCAATCAGATCCAAATATGTCTGATGTGCTGTTCCGTCTACAGTTCCATTTGTTCCACCTGTCAGTGGTGCGGCTGCCGTATCTTCCAGCTCGATTTCCTCTTTAAATGAAACATAATCATTCGCCACAAGCTCTTTTGCAGTTTTTACCGTCTGCGTATCTACTTTGGCTGTGCCAAGGTAAGTGATAACGTCAAACTTATCTGCGTCGTCTGCATTTTTCTGTACAGCGATCCGGATATCATTGCCACGGGTTCCGCTGTACAATGCGGTTGCTATGGTATTTGCAGCCTTTACACCGCCACCATTTAAACGGTATGCATAGAGTGTCTGTGCCCCAAGGAACAGATCATTCAGTCCTTTCATTTTCGGATCGTCAAATGCATAACCAAAAATCTTCATGCTGTTTTTCTGGAAATCCTCGTTTGTCACCTCAAAGACTTTCCCTTCCACGCCCCAGTCAAGTTCTAAAGGCATTGTCGCAACGCCTCTGTCTGACAGGTTCGTGTTTGCAGATGCCGCCGATACAAAATTGATATAAGTTCCAGGCAGCACTTTGTTCTGTGCGGTAAATGTTCCTCCACCTAAAGCCATTTATTTCACCTTTCCTTTCATGTATTTTTCTAATAACGTGTCCGCTTCTGCTTTTGTGTACTTTTTGTTTTCATCAAGCAATGCGTCCATTATATCTTTCCTGGCACTGTACTTTGCACAGGCAAGAAGCTGTTCTTTTGTAAATTTCTGTGCCGCTTTTCCCTGCGGCTTTTCTAATACCTTCCCGCTCGCATTTGCCATTTTATTATTCTCCCTTCATTTCTGACTGAATTTTAATCTGTCCCATCACCTCAGAACGTACCGGTTTTTTCAAGATTACCCGGTTATAATTCACAAAAAAATTCAATACACCGTCCACCAGATCATGGTTCTTATTCGTTCCACGTATTGCTCTGTCCGCATCTAACGGGGTAACATACTCTAAAGCAAACATCATACGCTCTGCCACATCATTACACTCTGCGTATGGATTCAGTTTAGATTCCGGAAAGTACTGGATGCAGAATGCATTATTTTGCAGATACCGATGCCCACAAAGCGGACTTATGCTCTGGTCGATCAACTGTATAAAAAAACAGGGCTCTTTCAAGTCCTGCTTTATCTCATCCTTGTGGATCTTATAACCATCCTCAAACTCGCTGTCTAAGGCAATGCTGATCGCATCTATAATTTCATTTATCATTTCATGATATCTCCAAAGTATTTTTTTATTTTTTGCTCAAGGATCTGTGGTGCCATGTTCTGTAACTCCTGTTCGGATATCTTCATCATAAAATGTCCCTTAACCCAGCCTTTGTGATTTACGGTTCTGTGGCCGTATTCAACATAGCCGGCATAGTCAACTGGGTTTTCAATTTCAATTTTTAAAGTTTCTCCTGTGCGGCTAATTTTTACACCGTTGGCATATTGCAGAATTTCCTGTGCAGTGGGTTTACTTTTTTTGTTTGCCGCTTCTTCCTGTGTTTTTGAAATCCATCCCCGCCGGAGTACTCCGCCCTTTCTTCCGGATGGATTAACCCTCTTTTTATAAACATCACCTTTTTTGTGATTTTTAGAATTTTGCTGTGCCGTCACTTCAATTTCTTTTGAATAATCCCCAACCGGCGTTCTTTTGATCACTAAAGTTAAAAGCCTTGCTGCCAGATCCTTTGCGCATGCCTCCACAAACGCATCCGGATCCTGTAATTTTTCCAGTTCTCTCTGCAGTTCCGTAAGTCCACGGATATTAAAATTTCCCATTCCAGCCATTATGCATACCTCTCTGACAGTATGAGTACAATTTCCTGATGCGTCGGATAAACCGCAGGTACACCACTGCATTCATATGCACGTGTGATGCCTGCCTGCGTGACTGTGATCTTGCTTCCAGACTTAATCTTTGTATCAGGGGACAGGAATAGTTTTGTGACCTGTGCTGTTTTTGCTGCTGATTCTGTCTGATCTACGGCACTGACATTCGAATATGACAGGCGGCATGGCTCATCCTCTAACACAACCACTTCCTTTTCCGATGTGATCTTTGTTCTCGAATCTTTAATCGGCTGAAATTCCGTTACTGTGCATTTCCCATCGTATGTCTCTTCCTGCGCCTTTCTTGCCATTGCCTGCATTTTCTTAATTGCATCTGAGATCATCTCCACGCCACCTTTCTGTATCGTTTCAATGAGGATTCATAATTTTTCAGCACTGTGCTCTTAAAATTGTCATCCACATACTGACGGAATGAGGTAGAAGTGTCCCCCTCAGAAATAGAGGAAACCGCGCCAACTGCTGCCGACTCACTTCCAATATTTTCATTCCGATACAGATCCATTGCCATGCGATAGCCGGTGTTTATCAATCCATCCGGCATTTTCTCCACATGGCAATAGTTTTTTATGATTTCCTCCACATCTGCAATGACAAATTCAAGTACCATATCCTTAGAATCATCCTCAATCCCAAGAAGTGCCTTTAATTTTGCCAGATCCATAGGCTACCCGATCTTATGCTTAATTGCAACGATACGAAGCTGTTTCGGTTCGTATACCGGATTCCAGTTCTCTGCCATTGCAAGTTCTGCCCTCGTCGGAGTCTCCACATGCTCACGTTTTGTCCCGGTGTACGCGATTCCTCTCGGATGCAGGATAAACGCTTTACGGTTGATCAGATAATCCACACCGCCGCCAGTCTGCTTGTCACGGTCCACCTCAGTAGCAACATGACCGACCGGAGAACCATTGCCGTAAGCAACTGCTCCATTACCGAAAAGGTATGTTGTGTATACATTATCAGCAACCGGGCATCCATCATCTACGGTCACACGTCTG